CTTATTGCATAGTCAATTAATATAATAAGTATTGCTATTGTTTTACCTGCTGAAGATCCTCCCCTAATTATCTTTATTCTCTTATCTAGATTTCTTAGTTTATCTAATGCTAAGGTTTTTTGTATTTGCATTAATCAATAAATATAGGCAGATCTTCGTTTATATGTATGTCTTTAGTTTCTTTAGGCCTACCTGCATAATAATTATAAAAGAGCTGAACATACTTATAATCTCCTTTTTTTAATCCTGCCTCTAATGCTTCAAATGCTAAAGGTTCTAAAGGAGTTAATTTCTCTATAAGATTTAGCTCTTCTGATTTAGGTTTTCTACCAGCACCTTTTCTTTTGCCTCCTCTATTTTCTACTTTCATATTTTGAAAAACTTTGATTAATCAAAAATATAACGAAAAAAACTACTTAATTTGATCTTCAGGATCTCTATTTCTATTATACTGTTGTTTATACCACTTATCATCCCTTGAGTTTTCAAGTTCTTTTTCTAAATTAGCTAAGGATCTCCAACAGATTTTAGCACTATGCCTAATACCATCAGTATCTATTTTACCTGCTTCAAATAAATGCCTGGTAAGAGCATCTAATTCATCTGTACTTTTAGATCTATCCCAATGTAGAGGTTTATCTGGATGATGCTGTTGATTTCCTATATATGAAACCTTAGCTACTTCAGCTAGAGCTTTAGGAAAGTATTTTATTAATCCTGTATATATAGGGATCTGTTTTCTTTTGTCTTTATTGGTTTCCATTTAAAATAATCTTGTTTGTGCCTTATGTTCTTCTATTCGTTTGTTTGCTGCTTCAAAGTATTCTTTGTCTATTTCATATCCTGTCAGATCAAACCCTAAATTATGACAAGCTATGCCTATTGATCCACTACCTAAATGTGTATCAAGTATTGTATCTCCCTCTTTAGCATATTTCATAAGCAACCATTCATAAAGTTTTACAGGTTTTTGTGTTGGATGTAACCTGCCTCCATTATTTTTATTGTTTGCTAAAGCACCTCCTCTACTAAAATCAAATATCCTCATAGCTTTATTGGTTTTTGAATACCAAGCTAACTCCCCATCGGCTAAGCTAAATTCCCTTTGTTGTTTGTTCCAAATAATAAAAGAATTACTAAATTGCCATAAGTAAGAAAAATAATTACCACCCCATATAATTTGTCTTTTAGAAACTCGCAATAATTCAATAAAAAATTCGTTTGTAGGTATAGCGTTATCCCAATTAGTTTTTTTGTACTCTTTCCATCCCCTACCTGATTTGTTTTTACCTTTTGCCTTTTTTCTGTTTTCGGCAGCTTTATTTTGTGCAACATCAGCTCCAATACCATAAGGAGGATCAACAATAGCTAGGTCAAACTGATTATCTGACATATCTTTCATAACTTCCATACAGTCTTTGTTATATAGGTTTATCATAAAACCTTTTCTTTCCAGGCCCATTCTCTCTTCATCAGATCTATTTTTTCTATTACTTGAGGCTTTTTACTTTCAGGGATATTAGCAACTAACTTTACTAAAGGATCTTCTAATTTCTTTTTTAGATTATTACATTTAGTTTCTAACACATCTACTTTATTTATTTCATCTTGATCCTCTTCTATAAAATCAAACTCATTTAAGATCTTAATTATATCTTCATTTGTTTTATATATATACCATTTTTTATAACTATTCATTAAAGTAGCGTGGTTTACAGGCCAACCTTGAGAAGTGTAAAACTTCTCCATTTTTTGCCATCTCATTTTTAATTTTTCTCTAAGTATATAACATAGTAATCCTCTATGCTCTATTACATTTCTTTTTCTAGTTTTTTCAAAAAGATTTATTCCTGATATTTCAGTAATTTTATTTGCTATATCTATTGCTTTCATATTCTTAATTTTAGTAAGTGATAACATTCTGAGTATTTTTCTTTGGCTTTGCTTTTATATTCTTTCTTAAATAACTCATATAATTTCCTAGTATATTGGTATTTTGTTTTACATCCTTTGTAATATTTCTCTGCAAACTTAACACCTCGCCCCTTGAAGTAATTAACATTATCAGAAGAATCTCCGATTATACATTGAGAATAAAAATTATATAAAGCCTGATCTTCTGTTATATCATATATTTCTTTTTTTACATAATTATATATCATTGCTGGAAATTGTTTATAATCTTTATCTATTGATACAATTAAAACCTGATCTCTACCTACATCATTTTTTATTCTATTCCAATTCGCAGCTACAAGATCATCTGTTTCTAATCCTCTTGTATATATACTATTATAAGTTTGTTTAACAAAGCTGTGCATCTCATATAATAAAGGAGGTTTTTCTTGTTTCTTTCTATTTGCTTTATAAGTAGGAGTGATCATCTTTCTGAAATTTCCTGAAGATCCTGAGAATGTTAAAATGTTTTGAATATCAAAATGCTCATCAAGATCATTAATCATTTTCATAAATTGTTCTGAGTATTTATCTTGAGCATCTCTAATATCTCTATAATATATATCATCAGGTTTCTCTCCATTTATTCTAGTTCTATAACAACTAGCAAAAATTAAAGAATCAGCATCAAAAAGAATTGTCATATAAAATATATAATAATGTTAATAATAACCCTATGATTGATATACAAGTAACCTTCATAGTTTCCCTATATTTTTTGTCAGACCTTCCCTGCCTTGACCTGTATTGCCTCTTTTTCATAACCTCTTGATTATCAGTTACTTTCCCTCATCAATTTATATAAAGGATCAGTTGGTTTTATTCTTATTTTTCTTCCCTCCCATTTTAAAAAATAATCTGGTAGTTTTGAAAATTCTCTCCTTTCGGATTTTGGTATTGGATTTTTCATAAATGCAATATACAAAATTATTAACAAATAATTTAATTACTATTTAGGTTTATAATAGATGCCATATTTTCAGTTAGAAGATATACTTGTTTTTTTATCTTCTTCTTTTCCCAGATTGTAGTAGAAGGGCAATATAATTCAGTAGGATCTGGCATCTCCATTCCATCTAACCAATACATATAATTGCCTTTAGGATCATTTACAAAATATAGTTTTACTATATCTTTAGGGAGGCTCATTAAATAATCATATTTAGATTTCTCCAGGAGTTTTTCATTATAATATTTATCTCTGAATTTCATCTCAATAACCACTCTTCTATTTTTTGGAGAAAGGCCCTCAGCATCCCAGCTATTATTTTGATCTCCTACCCATTTGAGATCCCATCCAAACACATTAAGAATCATAGTTACTGCCCTTTCCCATTTATGGACTTCTTTAATTTCCATTATCCCATATCTTATTGAGATCTTTTATCCATTGTTTAATTACTTTTGGATTACAGGTACAAGGTAAATAATACGAATGTTTGTGTTTTGCAGCGTGGAGTTTTGAAACCATTTCAAATTCTGCTCTAGTAAGGAATGATTTTTTACCCATACGAAATTTTCTCCATTGTTTTCTTTCATCTTTATTAAATTTTGTTACCATCTTTTTATTTTTATTTTATTTAGGGATTTTTTTCTTTTATCACAATCACATCTTTCATATCCCATTTTTTTGGCTACCCAAGTAGCGAATCTTTTGCCCTGTCCTATTGTAATTATATTTATTGTTTTTTCTATTAAATTTCCTAGTTTCATTATTTTCTTGGTATTTTAATTGATTTTAAATCTTCTTTTTTTATTAATGTCAAAATATCTTTACTCCCTTTTCTGTTGTAAAGTTTGTATAATGGAAAATCATTTACATAAACCTTTTCAACTTTATCTTTAATTAACTGCACCAAATCCTCTCGCCAAACAAACAGCCATTCATTAACCTGCTTAAAAGCTATATAGTGTGCCTTACCAAAAGCCCACCCATTATAGCCATAACAGTTTCTAATTTCAACCCATAAATAATCATCATTTTCAGGCTCACCCCTTCTAAGGCTTTTTCTGTCTTTGATATCTACTGTTATATTGGTTTGGATTATTTGTGTAGTAAATGCAGCTTTGCCATCTATATGGTTGTATTTGTTTTCGTTGAGTGTAGCAGGTTCAAAGCCTAAATCCTTTAAATCTTGTTCTTCTATTGGGCTGTACTTTTTAATTAATTCCTGTGCTAATTTTCTGTTATACTCATTCATAACTTCTTCTTTAATATTTCTTTTACCTTTTTATAAGTATTATAAAGAGAGTAATAGGGTATCCCTGATTTTCTAGATAATTCTGCTATTGATGTACCTGAATTTACCAGCTCAAATACTTTTTTATTATACCAATACATTTTATCTAATTCTTTTTGGATCTCTTTATATTTAGTTTCATAATCTATATAGTCATCTGCTTTTTTATATTCAGTTAAATGTCTAACTATTGTAACTCTTTTTTTCTTTCTATATAAATCTATAAACATACTTCTCAAACACTTAAATATATAATAATAATTAATTTCATCATTATAAGATATATCTAGTTTATCATTTTCTATTTTAAGATAAATTTTTATATACATTTCCTGCACCAGATCCTTTGCTGTTTCTGTATCTAAACCAAAAGATTTACAAATATCTATCCAATCATTATGCTTTTTGGATAGCATTTTCATATATTTTTTT